CAAGATTTGATTTGGAATATTAACCAAGAAATCTTCACCGTTGAAGAAAGTCAACGCTTCGTTACAGTTAAGACAACCATTAACCATCTTCAAGAATAACTTAAATTGAGTTGGATTAACGAATGTCTCGTTTAAAATTACTCCGAATTTCTCGTGTTGAATCTTGATTGTCTTAGTCGATATGTTCATATTGTTACCGTTTTAGAATACAAATATAATGAAAAAACTTGAATCAAAAAATTATTTCTTTAAAATTTTAAACTTACTCTTTGTATTAACGTTTGTTTTTCTCCATCATATTCAGTATGCTTTATTGTGCACTTTACTTTTGAATATTCCGAATCATTTATTTTTGGCGGAGTTTTACCTTTGTATTTGTAAATTTGACCTTTCTTATTTTGATATGTAACAATTGAACAATATCCAAATTGTGTTTCAAAGGAAAATCTGTCTATTTCAGTCAATTCTAATTCAACCTTATCTCCATTCTGATGTAGGAACGTTGTTTGAGATTTTCTTAGCTCCTCTGCTTTTTTCGCTTCAAGCAATTTAACCTCTGCACAAGTTGCATACTTTCTAACCGCTACACAATAAATAGGGTTTATAGGCTCTTCTGAACGACTGAGGTTTGAATCAATAGTTTCTAACCAATCATATCTAACAAGTTCCCCTAATTCAATTAATCGGCGTCTTGCGAATGCTCTTCTTGCACCTGCGAATTGGTCATTGTAACATCGAGTTAATTGCCATACATCATTACACTCTAATATTTCAGTTCCTTTATAACGTCCATAACTAAATTGAGTTTTAGAGAATTTAATCTCATCGGCTCTTTCCCACGAAGAATTACGACCATACAATTCAAGATTTGGCTCCAAGTTAGGATACAAGGCATTCACTTTATCTATATCCTTACTTATGTTCTTTAGGTAAACGTATCTATGCTTGTATCCACCAAAATGGTGTTTTCCGTTACAATCGGTAAAATATTGCTCTTCTTTTGAGTAATCCCAAAGAGTATAAAATTGTTTGGCGAATCCAATGGCTATCATAATTTTCTTTTTAAGTATTTAAGATAAGCGAATATAATCCAAACGGTTGAGAGTAAAAAATTATTTCTTTAAAATCTTATTCATCTCCCTATCCATATCTCTTTTTTTAATACTATCTCTTTTATCGTACAACTTTTTACCACGTGCCAATGCAATGTCAACTTTAAAAACCCTTCGTTCATTAGTATAAATTCTAATGGGTACTATAGTCAGTCCTTTGTCCAAATCTTTTAAAAGTTTATTAAGTTCTTTTTTCTTTAATAATAGTTTTCGGTTTCTTTTGATGTTGTCATTACCAATACCTGATATTGAAACGTTATTCATAAACAACTCACCGTTTTGGAAGGTGCAAAAAGAATCTACGAAGGACAGTTTACCATCTCGAATAAACTTAACCTCAACTCCCGTTAACATAATACCCGCACTGTAAGTATCAATAAACTCATACTCAAACCTGGCACTCCTATTTACTATGTTAATATTTTCTTTCATAAGACAAAGATAATTAATAAATTGATATAAACAAAAAAAGGTAACACAAATAAATGTGTTACCTTTTTGGCTAATACGATGAGAATACTCGTCTTATTGAGAATCTTTAAAAGGATTATTTGTTTCCCTTTTTTTCCACACCCTTTTGGGATGTAATCCTCATTGCTAATTGGTTAGACCAATCACTCCTTAAGATAATAACTACTCTCCTACTATTATACTCTCCTTAATCTTGCGAACTAACTCAGGATTCGACTCCTTAGAGGTTTTTGGTAAAAATACGATTGAACTTGGGGTTCTTTCGTGCCACGGACAACCCGTGACTATGGAAGCAACTTTCGTTATTACCTGACAAACACTTTTTCCGTTTTTTTATTTTTTTTAAATTATAAAAAATTTTGGTTTGTGTTGTGGATGTATTCAAGTAGAGGTTTGCCTTAAGCCTCGTTATCTTTTGAACAACAAGATACTTTTCTACCTGATAGAGTATCCCTACTCTCATATTTTAAGATTACTTCGTACACAGACTTTGGTGAGTCTATAGTAAGGATAGTAGCAACACCACTTGTTCTCCATCTTACCTTCAGGTTTAACCCCTTCGGTTTTAAGTTATCTCTTATATTGGAAACCGCAATTATGTATTTGGAAGTACATTTCTTACTTGAGTCCTATGGGTTATTCTTGTTGGTGTCCCCACCTCAAACTGACAATCCACATTGCCAGTTCAGTTTTCCATTTCCCTACGAAGTCATCCTCGGTACTACAGGCTCACTGATATCCCACTTGTATACTCGAGTTCCATTTCTGAAACCGCAATTCTGTTAACACAACAGATTCACTTTATCCCCCTTTCGAGGTTTATTTAACGACCATATACGGCCGATTATCTTTCTCAGTTATCTCAGAATCAACCCGAAGGTCTCATCATCAACTTCCTGATGGATAAATAATTTTTTCAAAGAACTGTTTGGTTTTCAAAAAAGAAGAAGGAGGAATCTTTACAACCTACCGAAGTAGGAATACTTTACAACCTCTTCATCTCATTTGTTTTACAAAGGTAAGATAAACTTTTTGATTTATCAAATCTTTTTTTGTTTTTTTTTTGACAACTTTACTCCATAATTTCCGATAGTGAGATTTGATTTCGGTTGTTGTCAATTGTTTTACAAAAGTAAGATAAACTTTTCAATTAATCAAATACTTTGTAATACTTTTTTTTTTGTTAGTTGCGGAGGAAGGATTCGAACCCCCGACCTTTGGGTTATGAGCCCAATAAGCTACCACTGCTCCACCCCACAATATATTATTATTTTAAAGAACTTTAGATAAATATACCACGAAATACAAAAGTTTTTTCAAACTCACACTTTCGGGATTTGTTTTACAAAGATATAAATAACTTTTCATTTAATCAAACACTTTGTAAAACTTTTTTTTGTATTAAGCAACATTTGTTGTGGTATTACCTTGTTGATTATTCATTGTAAAGTTCGCCTTTGGAACACTTGTACCACCACGACTAGTAGCACAATATTCTGATGCTAACCTTTTAACAAAATCTAAATTAAATAATGGTATAGGTTTAACTTCTTTTTCTATGCTGTTTGGTGGGTTAGTTCCTTTCATAATGAGTTGTTTACTACCACATTTAAATTCTAAATATCTAGTAACACCGCTAAGTGCCTTTCTAACAGGATTAGCTAACAGAACTTTAACAATATCCCCTTCTTTACGAGGATAATTAATTTTAAATTCTGAAGAAAATATTTTTGGACCATTGGTAAATAAATCTGAACTATATGGTTTTTTTTCCCTCTTATCTAGATAAAGAACAACTGTTTGACCATTAATTGGTGTTAGGGATGTTTCTCTTCGTTCAGAAATTACATTCTTTTTTGCCGAGTGCATTTCAAGAATTCTATTTTTCTCATCTTGAGAAATGTTGTTAAATAAATTTTTCATATTGTTTGTTTTTCTATATAAATACTATCATTTATTTAATTATCCGACAATAACCCCCGAATATATTTTTTACCTTCCATTATTATTTTTCATAGTATTTATAGTTATGAGAATAAATATAGGGGATAACACCTTTAAAATTAAGTTAGCGGTTTCTGAAAAAGAAAGAGCTCACGGTATGATGAAAAAAAGGTTTGATGATACGTTTGACGGAATGTTATTCTTGGAGAAACCAGGTAATCATTGTTTTTGGATGAAAAATTGTATTATAAATCTTGATATTATTTTCATAAAAAATAACATAATAACAAAAATACACCATAATTGTCCTCCATTAGAGGAACCTCACGGAGATGATTATCAAAATTATTGTGGTAATGGTGATTTAGTTCTTGAATTACCCGGTGGTACTTGTAATTACCTACACATAACAGAAGGTACTCAATTATCAATATTATTTTAAACAAAAAACCCTCCTAATGGAGGGATTTTTTTATTGTCCTATTTTTTCTTTTAATAATCTTACAAATTCATTTTGAATCATTTTTGTAAACTTCACATAAGGTGCGTCATCCGATTCAGGATTATATTTGTATTTTCCTTGAGGTGGTCTATTGGACCTTCCAAGATAATTTAAACCTGAGATATTAGTAATACACTTGTGTCCACCACTATTCGCTTGAATCAAATCCCAAGTTGAAACTCCGATACTATCTAACAACGACATTTCGTCTTCAGTTAAATCAGTAAAAGGTTTGTTCATCAATTCTCTCACTTTCATTAGATATTCAGCACCACCCTCAACTGATTTGAATTTATCACCATATAATGCTGTAAAGTCTTTAAAGGTGAAACCAACAGATTCAGGATTAAAATCTTTACCCGATTCTGAAATCCATTTAATTGTTGATAATGAAACTTTCTTTTCTTTTAATTGAGATTCCCATTTAGATAATACTTCCTGAGCAATCTCACCTAAATTAATACCTTTAAGTTCTCTTTCTTTTTTGAATGGATTACAAGACGCTTGAACTAATCCAAGCGGCCAAGCAATAACTAAAAAGTCAGCATCAGGATTGTTTTTAAATGGTGTATATCTATCATATGAACCAGGTTTCATCATTGAACCCCCACCGTATTGAACAATTATGTTATCACTAATTTTAACATTTGGATTTGTTTTCATTTGTTGAACATAATCCTCTTTGTTTTTTTCAAGTGCGAATTCATTTGGGAATCCTTTCTCCTTCATAATAGTTTTAATCTCGTTGAAAATACTCATTAAGGATGGTTGACAATTCATAACCAACTGTTCTAAAAACCCTGGTTTGTTTTTAAAAGCCAATAAAAGTTTATTAGTTAATAAACCAATAACCGTTTTGTTTTTTTGTAAACCCGAATCTTTATCAAATCTGTAGATATAGTTCATCACCATTTCAGGAGTGATTTCATTTTTCGCATAATCAGCACTATCAACCATTGATATTAAACGAACATCATTGTTGGGGAATAGTTCTTTTGGTGAAACACTTTGAGATATAGTTTCCACATTTGAACGAGACTGTTTAAATGAAGTTGACTTAGTATCTTCAGCTCCAGCTTGTCTATCGTGGTGGTCCGTATGAATCACAAACATTGGTTTACCGTGAGCAAAGTCAACTAAAACCGGCATTGTATCACCCTGAGCATCATTCTTTTTAACCGCAAATTCCTTATCACCATATTGGATAACGTGAGAACCAACTACTTTGATACCGTTATCCTCAAGGTATTTTTTCATCGCAATAGCGGTCGTAACACCATCCAAATCTTGATGAAAATATATTTCAGCCTTTGGATATCTTTTAGCTAACGCATTAATGTCTCGTAAACCACTTTCTTTTATTAATTTTTTCATTAATCTGAATTATTTGTTTTAGTTATAAATATCCAATAAATAAAAAAAGAGGTTATTCAACCTCTTCTTTCATTTCTAATTTTAATTGTTTTCTTTGTTCCACAAACGCCTGTACCCTTTTTCTGGCAATTTCAGCGTAGTTTGGAGATAACTCGATTCCCAACCATCTCCTATCATTGATTTCCGCTGAGACGGCGGACGTTCCGCTACCCATAAATGGGTCAAGGACAATATCGTTTTTATAAGACAATATCTTAATCGCCTTTGATGGGATGTCCATTGAAAATGTTGCCTTAGTCAATGATTTGGTATCTGCAAAATATTTCCACTGTCCAAATACCAATTCCATAAACTCTTTCTTATCCTCTTCAAGATAAACGGTTTTCTTTTTAATTGTACCATCTTCCTGCTCTATATCTGTAGGTACACCTGTCCATTGGGGTTCTCCTTTGACTTTCTTAATGTGATGTTTCTTATAAGCAAGAATCACACACTCTTTTGGGTTATATATATAGGGGCTAGACGGACTCATCCAAGAACCCCAAGCAGTTGTTTTACTTCTATGTGGAGATTGTTCCTCTAAATCTACGATACCAAAGAATTGAAATCCGATTTCTTTCATTATCTGATAAATTTCAGATACAAAAAATATTCTTCCCCCTTTGGATTGTCTGTTAATCTCATAAGGAATATTCAACGCAATTCTACCGTCGTCTTTCAAGACTTTGTAAGCTTCAGATAACCAATTTTTACTAAAAACTTTATATTCTTCAAACTCAACATCATCGTCGTGAACATCATATTTAATCGAAACTCCGTAGGGACAACTTGTTACTATTAAATCGATACAACCTTCAGGTAGTTTAGCCATTTCTTCAATACAATCACCCGTTATTATTTTTCCTGTTTCTATCATATATTTTCATTTAAGTGGTATTCCCACTGTTCATCTTTCTTTATTGGTTCGATATCTAAATCTAAAAACACCGCATTTTGTTCTCCGGCGTGTAATCCCACAATATTATAATAATAGAATTCTTGTGCGTCTTCAATATCCATCAAATCTCTTTCACAAAGTATAGACAAAATTTTTGATTTTGAATAGAGGAGTCTTCTACCATTTCCAAATTCCTCAACTATCCCTATAATTGCCTCTTCTAATCCATCTAAAAGAATCGCACCTTCCGCATATTCGTTAATATTAACCAGCATTATTGTTTTGGTTTTGGTTTTTTCTTATACTTTTTTTTCTTTGGTAATGTTGTTTCTGTGGTTACAGCAGGATGGGTTGTTTTTTTATCCGACATCTTCGGTGTTTCACTTGTAGTGTCGACCTCACCCGCAATATCAATCTCAATTAAATCGGGGTGGTTTATCTCAATCTCTTTAAGAATATTTTTTCTTTCGATTAAAGTTTCATTGATAAGTTCGTTAATCGACTTACCCGCGATGGTTTGTTTTTCTTTTTTACCAAAAAGTTTTTTGAATAGTTTTTCAAAAATGTTCATAGTTAATTGTTTTTTTCTAAATTGTTTATTTTTCGTTCTAAATACCACAAAGCCTTCTTTAAATCTTGGAGTTCTTTGTCGGAATCTTTTTTACCCGCTCTTGCAACATACTTTACAACATTAAAGATGTAAGCGTCTTTATCCAATCCCCAAGCTTCACATACTTTTACGACTTCGTAAATATTTTCTTTTCCCCCATAATGTTCTGGGTGGTTCACCATTTCTTTATTCATAATTTTACTTTTAAACATTTTTAATAACATAATAATCTTTAGAGTATTTTGATTCTTCTATAACACCTTCAGTTATTAATTTATCTAAAATTTTTCTTGTCTCATCAATCGATTCTTTAACAATGTGTCTTGATATGTAATCGATGTGGATTGGTTGTCTTAACTTAGACAACAACATATTAAATTGCTTTTTGTCCATTTAATTCTATTAATTTAACTTTTATTTCTTCTTCAGAAGTTCCTTTATTATACCATTCAAATACTTTTGATGATTCATTGTCCATAAAAATAAGAGCATCAGCCTTAAATAAACTTTTAAGTGTGACACCCCCATTTAAAAATGTTTTAATGTTATTTTTACCAATAAATCTTTTATTAAACCCCATATATTCTAATTTCATTCAAAAAATAAAAAAATATCACTGTTATGTCAAACTAATTATTGTATTTTTTTATACTCTCTATCTTTGTACTTTGAAACACATACGACATTAATTTTCGTTTGAATAGAGGTACTAGGGTTTCTTCAAAGGGATAGTTATCTGTTGATTTTACTTCAAAAACAGGTGAATATTTTTTTTGTTTTTCATTGAAGGTAGAAAACTCTTGAATAATTTGATTGAGGGTATATTCTTTTTTATTACCGTCATATATTAATGTTAAATCCGTATGATATTCATCAATCTCAGGTATTAATTTAGAAATAACATATTCCCAAACATATACTTTACCAGTTTTTTTATCCCCGTAAATCATATAACCGATTCCATTTTTCATAAATCGTTTATTTTTCTTAGCAGATATTGAAATGGTTTCATATATGAAACTCCAATAAGACTTAACTATGTTAAAGTAATCAAAAAACTTTGTTGTGGAGAATTTGACAATATTGTCAATCTCTTTAATTTCAGGTGCCGATAAAACGGGTAATTGTTTTGCCAATAAGTCTTTAACCAATACTTCATCATCATAAGAATGGAATACTTTATTGGTATACAATATAACATTTTCTTTTAATAAAGTTTGTAGACTTGCAAGGTGTAAAGATAATTCAATAAATGTTGGGTATAATTTATTTTGATTTAATAACTCATCAATTTTTTTAAAATATCCTAACAGAACATACTTCTTATGCTCAAAATCAATTGGTTCTTGGACTAACCAGTCCGTATCCATTAAAAATTTAATATTTTTTTCTTCCCCTATACTCATTTAATCCTTCCATTTTTTTAAACATAATTAATATTTGGGGAAGTTCAAGTGTTATCCGACTCTCATAACTATAAAATTATCTCCATCTACATCCACCTCATCATAGTTTCCGTCATATCCATTTAATATCTGTCCATAACCATCTGAATTAATAATGTCATCAATTGCAGACTCTTTGTCAAGATAGTCAGAGATGTTCATACCCCAATTTTTCATATAATCAACAATGTTTCGTTTAACATCCCTTAACAGTTCCTCAACTTTATCATCAATCATATCTTGACTTGGTTCCCCATCTGGTTCCATATCGTCAATTTGTTCTTGTAATGAATCAATGTGTTCTTGTATTTGGTCATACATTCTTGAATATTCCTCAGGTTCCTCAATTTCACTATCAAGATTTTCCTGTCTTTCTTCGTACTCAGCAATCTCTTGTTCTAATTTAGATTTCTTCTCTTCTTGTTCTTGACTTAATTCAAAATCGCCTTCATTGAAGTAAACATCAGGGTTTTCTGCAACATCATATTCATAATGGTCTCTGAAATAGTCTAATACCTCGTCTTCATCTATATGGTTTTCTATAAAAGATTCGTTAAAATTTTCAGGATTGTCTAAATCATCTTCTAAACGTTCTCTACAAGACTTTTCAACCTCATATTCAGTTCCAACCGCAAATTCCGCCCCGTCTAAATCATTATTACTAACAACTTCAAATTGACTCATACTATAAAACCCATAACGTTCTTGAGGAATTAAATTATAGACATCCATCATATCATTTATTTCATTAATTTCATCTTCAGTTGTCTCAATGTCAGCATAAATACCTTCCGAATCTTTACCTTCTTCGTCATATTGTTTTTGTTTTTCAAGAAGACTTTCCAAATATCTTTCAAGTTCTACTAAACGATTACTATCATCCTCAGTCCTAATTTTAATACCTCCGAAACGACTATAATTACCGTTTTCAATAACTTCAATAATCGCTCTTGCTCTATTTCCCTCGTCATCACTATTTTCAGGTGACCACTCATTATCTTCACGTCTTGATTGAGCTCCTGCAAGTTTTTCTTGTCTTATTTTTTGTCGTCTAATTCTATCAACACCACTATCATAATCACTAACTCTACCTTTAACATCAATGAAAGATATATCACTAATACCAGTGTTACTAATATCTAAATCACCTTCAACATAACCAACACCTTCCAAACTTTTAATTGGTAAACCCTTAACATTTAACTTACCTGTTATCCATATTTTTTTACCTCGATATTGTGGTAACAAACTAATACCCTTAGCATTATAACTAGCATACTTCATTATCTCAAGATATTGTTCAGGTGAAACTTTCACCCATTCATTTTCTTCTTCTTTAATAACTCGTCTAACCAATTTATTTAAGGTTGATTCCGATAATTTAATAATTTTACTCATACTTTATAAATATTGCAAATATAGTAAGTTTTCTGTTGACATTATAATTGTTTTGGAGATATTTATAAGTAATATGAGTTGCGGAATATATAAAATAAAAAATATTAAAAACGATAAAATTTATATTGGTAGTTCAATTAATTTGGAAAACCGAGAGTATAAACATTTTTGGATGTTAAATAAAAATATTCACGATAACAATCATTTACAAAATTCGTTTAATAAATTTGGTAAGGACTGTTTTAATTTTGAAATAGTCGAAATTTGTAATTTTGATGAGTTGATTGATAAAGAAAATTTATATATTACCAAATATAAATCGAATATTGTAGAATATGGTTATAATTTGGCAACCGTAAACGAATTTAGACGAAATACTTACAATGATGAAGTTAAAATTAAATTATCAAAATATAATTTAGAAAAAAACGGTAATTTTAATAAATATTCATTAATAAACATCGAAACTAATGAAGAATTTATTTTTGAATCATTGGTTGACGGAGCAAATTATTTAATTGATAATGGATTTGCAAAAGGTAAACCAAGAAACGTTAGGATGAGTATCTCAAATTCATTAAGAGGTGTGAAATTAAATAATGGTAAAAATAATAATGGGTCAATACGTAAAACTTGCTATAAACACAAATTTAAAATAATAAACTAAACTTAAAACTAACTAATTATGGGCGGATGCGGATGCAAAAACAAAGGTAATGAAACACCTCAACAACCTCAAACACAACAAAACCCTCCTCAACAGAGCCAAGTAACTCAACAATCTGTTCAAGAGACTATTAAAAAAACAATTGAAAAATATTATACCAAAAAAGGATAATATATTTTTAAGGGGTTAAAACATTTAAAGGGGACTATTTCCCCTTTTTTTATATTTATTAATATGAATATTGAAAAATTAAAAGAAATTATCGATGATGTTAATAGTGGAAATTGGGATGAGTATTCTCAGTTCTTCAATAATGATATTGGATTATTCATTAAAATCGTTACCAAATTTGGTTTAATTGATTTTATTGACCCAATGTCAGATGACTTACAAGATTATCAAAATGATGTTTTATACGCATTAGTGAATGAAAATCCTGAAAAATGGATTAATTTTATTTGTGAAAATGTTATTGATAGTGACTTAATTAAAAAAGGCGATGATTGGTATCTTTATTTGAACGACCAAGAAGATTTATCAGAATTATTTTACGATGGACGTGAGTCAACAAAAGATTTAGTTAAAAGTGTTTTTAGTGACGACCACTGGGAACCGTATTGGGACACTACAGATGATATCTATAGAGATGTAGTTGAAGAGTTAAATGATAAAAATTTAAAAAAACTATACGAAAAAATATTAAACGAAGTTGAGGGTGAAACAATATCTACTGATACTGAATATTTGGAGGATTTGGATGACTCAGGTTCTGGTGAAATTGTTATAACTAAAGAAAACTTTGGTGGAATGTTTGGTGACGAACAAACTCTTAAATACATATTAAAAGAATATTCTAATGATATAAGACAAGAGTTATATAATTTACATAGCAACTGTTATAACTCAGCATATGAAAATGAAATTTATGAAGACATATGGGATGAGTTATCCACATTTTTTGAAGGTAGAAGTCAATGGGAGTCAAGACCTTATAAATACGACACAACAAAAACTCAACACTACGTTACTGTAAAGATTAGAGATATCGCTGGAGATATTAAACAGTTCCTGTCTGAAATGAAGGGTTCTTATTCACAAGATAATTTAGAATATTACGGTTCATATATGGGAATGTTAAAGAATGGTATGAATAATGATGTATGGGAATACTTA